GCATCTGCGACCAGCTTTTCATTCTGGATATCAGCGTGGGTTTCGTATTGTTGGCGCATGTGCCAGAACCTCCCTGATCAGCGTCATAGCTGTGCGCGTGTCCATTTCCACGGCATACGACCAATCCAGTTCGGTTTCGTCTGGCACGCCCCGGAAGTTTATCGGATGCCCTAATCGCGTCAGCAGCGCCGCTGGTAAGCGCCAGCGCCAGTCCATCCGGTCATAGCGCCAGACCAGCAGTGGCCACTTGTGCGCCGCCGTGGCAGCTTTGCAGCACTGATCCCACCACGCCCCGCGCGGTGTCTCGCCGCCTTTGGCGTATCGCTTGACTTCGATCACCAGCGGGAAATCCATATCGACGCAAAGCAAATCGCCCCGGTCGGCTGATCTGTATTGCTCCAGATCGCGCTTGAAGACCAGCCCAATCTGGTCATGCAGGATCGCAGCCACTTCGCGCTCCCCGCCGCTGCCCTTCGCCCTACTGTTTGCCATCGGCTTCCCTTTCGCGCAGCAGACGATCCAGTTCGCGCCCAAGTATATCATCAGCAAGCGCCGCCAGACTGCGATGCGGCGAATCATCCAGCATCGCCTTCAGCTTGTCGACAGTGCTTTGCCGCAGCCGGAAATGTACCTGTTTTGTGACTGACAATTTTTTTGCACCTTTTTTGCATTTAGTGCTTGCATACCACACTGGTACACCCCATAGTCAATATAACAAAAGTTTGTCACACACAAGGGAGACAGAGAAATGGGAATGATCGTTTCAGTTTATCGCACCGACACAGGCAGCCACGATTGCACCAACGGTGGCATGACCAACAGCAAGACCGGCGTCAGCAAGCTTTGCATCATCAACGTCGACGGCCCATTCAAGCCGACAGATGACGCGCCAGCCGCCAGCATAGAAGCTGGTCCGTTTGGTTTGGTTCGCATCGTCCCAGCCACCCCGCGCTGGGAGCGTGCTGGCAACCGCATGTTCGGCGGCAACTTTGCCTACACCAGCGACAGCCGGTTTCGCCGCGCTGTTGAGGAGATCACCGGCGCAGACTTCGCTGGCCCGGTCCACATCCACGACCGTTTTGAAGGCTAATCAACCGGCGGGGCTTCGGCCCCGCCCGAACCATCGAAGGGAGACATCGATGACAATCAGAATGGAAGACCTCGACCGCGACACGCTTGAGAAGCTAGGGCTGAAAGCCCCGGCCAAGCCTCGCGAATTCACTGCTGAAATGGAGCGTCAATGGGCGATCAAGGTTCTTGGCCCCATCGCGAACCTGACCAAAGATCAGCGTCGCCGCGTCCTTGAACGCGCTATCAAGATGAGTGCAGCCTGATGCGCCCACTCATCCTCATCATCACCCTTTCAGCATCGGCGTGTAGTTACACGCCGGTCGCTGATCTTCGCGCATCCGGCGATGCCGCGCAGCTTTACCAGCGCGATGTCAACGAATGCCGTCAACTGATCAAGGAAGCCAGATCGATCTGGCACAAGCCCTTGATCGGCCCCGACCCTTGGCTGGACAAGTGTCTTGCCGGTCGCGGCCATAGCATCATAGGAGGTTGAGATGCGAAACCAACTGATCGCCGATTTCGTCGGCATGATGATCATCTGCGTTCTGGCCATTGTGTTCGGCACCAACGCAGTCACTGATAACTATAACATCTGGGCGCTGATGGCCCAGTTCGGAGGGGCAAGCTAATGGAAAATTATCAACAAATCATCGACGAAATGGATCACAAGATGATGCGCGGGGCAGAAGCAAGCCCCGATCTATATCGCGTTCTTTCTGCACTTCGGCTGTGTGTCAAATATTCGGCTGACAGCTTGGCGAAGAAAAGCGAACGCATTATGGAAATGCACGAAATGATCGAACAAACCAAAGATGAAACGCACGCGACTATTGAAGAAGAACAACGGATTTGCCGTGAGGTTTGCGCGTTACAGGCCAGCGACCATCAAAGAGAAATAAAAATATTGCGGCGTCAGATGGGCATCTGGCGTGCAAAGGCCAAGCGCCTTGAATCAGAAAAAGGGGCAAGCTGATGGTCGGCAAGCTAACACCTGACAACCAGCTTTCAGCCAGCATCATCCCGATCGTGCTGAACGCATCACCGTATCGCACGCGCAACAGCTTGCTGGATGAATTCATGCGGCGCGATAAGGGCGAGACGATTGATCACTTCAAAGCTGGCGAGGCTGCGTGGTGGGGCAATCACCTTGAACACACCATCGGCGCAGTCGCTGCTGAAAGGCTGAAGCTGACCGATCTGCAACTGGAATTCGACGCAGCGTTCCAACATCCCGATCTGCCGCTGGCTGCATCGCTTGACGGTCTCGCCAATGGCCACGGCATCATCGAACCTGATCCGACGCGCGGCATTTTCGTCATTAACGCGCCAAAGATCGACATCACCGGACCCGGCCTGCTGGAAATCAAGAACACCAGCGCAGCGCCGGAAAGCACACCGGCACGCTTTCGCGGACCATTGCAGGGCCAAGCGCAGCTAATGTGCCACCCGACCGCGAAATGGCTGGCGGTGTGTGTCCTGTATCAAGGCACGGAATTGCGGATTTTCCTGTATCACCACGACAGGATCATCCAGCAGCAGATTCGCGATGCGGTGCTGGATTTCGAGCGCCGCCGGACAGAACGTGCTTGGTATCCTTGGTCGAACCTGAACGACGCAGTGCTTTGCCATAGCACGACAGATGGCAAGCTGCCGACGTTGCAGATCGATCCAGAAAATACTGAAGTGCAGATTGCGCTCGAACACCTAGTGCATGCCCGACGCGAAATCGCAGGGCATCAGGAAGATGTCGACAATGCGATGATCGATCTGATGGCGTTTATGGGCGATCACGAAACGGCAATCGGCACGGTCGGCAACGAACGCATCATGCTGAAATGGCCTATGCGTCAATTCAAAGCGCAGCCGGAGCGCGTCGTCCCGGCGAAAGATGCACGCAGCGTGCGCCAGAAAACCCTAACCATAAAGGAAATCGACCAATGACAGCCCTTTCAGCGCAGCAGCAGCGCATCTATGACGAAATCGCTAGATACCAGCGGGAAGAAGGATATACGCCCACACTGCGGGTTCTAGGCGAAGCAATCGGCATCAGTCAGTTTACGGTCAACGCGCATCTAAAAAAGATAATTGATAAGGGAAGGGCTAGACGAATTAATCCGCGTCACATAGAGTTATCTTGATGGACCGTTTTGGTTTCATTGATTCCTCCCTTTAGACTGCCCCCGGCCCTAAAAAGCCGGGGGTCTTTTTTTATTTCTTCTTTACGGATTCTGCCAGACCGCCGCCGAAGTAAAAGCCGACGATGGCAATCATGATTTCGCCAAGCCACATATCGGACGCGAAGTCTTTAGCGGCCTCGACGTTGTCCATATCGATCACGCCGTACAGTGCGCCGACCACGCCGTTCGCCATAATGAACAAAAACATCCCGGCGAACATCAGCGCCAGATAGCGCTGTGCGATCTTGAACGGCGCGTATGCGTTCATCAGATCGATCTTCGCTTTGCTCTTCGCGGCGATTTCCTCTTCAGATGTCACCACCATATCATCAATCAGGTCCATCCCCTTTGAGATAACCTTTTCCGACCCTAGTATTTTGCCAAGTATTGCAAGCATTATTCCATAACCTCCATATCAATATCGGTCCCGAAGCATAACATATCCTTGTTGACCGGCATTCTTTCCTCCCAGTTGATATATGTCCCGGCGACGTGACACTCAGCCATCGTCTCATGCACTGACAGGATGTGCGACGTGATCTGCCCGTCCGCTTCCATAATCAGCATCAGCAGCAGCCATTTCATTTCGTCTCGCTCCCCATCCAGACGGCGAACGCCCCGGTGGCGGCACCGACGATCGTGCTGACAAACGCGGTTTGCTGCGTCGTGGCTTCGGCCCCCAAGGCCATAAACCAATCGCACACATTCCACGCCATCAGCGCAAACATCAGCATCATCAGACGCGGCAGCAGCTTCCATTTAAGGATGCGCTCCATCGTCAACTCAGCCATCGGCTAAATCCCTGATGCGCTTGACCAGCCTTTTAGCGCGGTTCGGCGTCTGATCGTGCCAGCGCGAATCGACCATCTCATCGGCGGCATCGTTCCAGCGGCGCTCATCGATGGCAGCTTTCATTTTGCGGAATTTAGACAAGCGCGGCCTGCCAAGCTGGAAACACATATTGGCGATCACCAGCTGCGCCTCTTCGGGCAAGTCTTCAAAGTCGGGATAGATGATGCGGCAATCCTCAATCGTCACCGCGATATCCAATGCGAACAACTGGCGCACGCGCTCTTCTGTGATGACAGTGCCGACCGCGTAATTGTATTCCGGGTCATCCTGCGTCAGAAGATGCCCGATTCCCATTGTCGGCAGGCCAAGATGATCAAGGTAAATTTCCATCCGGCAACCTTCATCTGCGGCGATTTCTTCGCGCAATCTGTCTTTATTCATTTCTCGTTTCCTTCACAATTTCGACGGCACGCAGCCAGCTAGATTCTTCCAGATCGTGCTGCGCGTAAAACTCCGGGCTGCGCCGTTCCGATAATTTGTTGACGCCGCACGCAGCCACAAAAAAAACCCGGCGCTGATCTATAGCGACACGGGCAAGAATATCATACACACGCTGATCGGGTCTGGTCTTTTTATCGCGGCCTGACCCTAGCTGGTGGTGGTAGGTTAGTGCGCCGCGATCACGTTGTTTTCGCAATCGTGCGCTTTTGACTTGCACGCGCATAAAGTCATTGCCAGACCACGCGATCACATCGACGCCGTCCATCGGCGCGTGGCCTGCTTTCCATCCTAAATCAAGAATTGCGGCGAGTGTTATAAACTCGCCCTGCAGGCCAGTCGTCGTGGCCGATCCCCCGGTCATGTTCCCCCGCTACGATTGCCCCTTCAAGAACGTCACAAACAAATAGAGCAAGCCTGCGCCGCCGATCAATATTGTGGGTAGAACCGTCCACAGTATGATGGCATCGCGCACCTTGGCACGGCGCTCTAGTTCGTCCTTCTGGATTTGTCGCTGTCGTGCGATCTCAGCTTGCAGCCGTTCCCACGCACCCGGCTTGCCGTAAATCTGAAAAATCGACCGCATTTCTTTGCGGAGTTCGTCAAGCTGTTCCTGCTTGAAAAACGCATCGATGCCAGCCTGTTCGGCCCCAGTCATCTTGCTAAAGATACTTTTTTTCTTTCGGGCTGCGCCGAAATTCAGTTCCGCCTCAGCCTTCGCATAGCGCGATATCGGACCCGCCAGTGACGACAGGTCCTTTCCCGCCTTGATGGAC